ATGCGCGAGAACGAAATACAGCCATACACCGTCGAGGAGCTGCAGCAGAAATATGCCGTAAGCCTGCATGTGGCAGTGGAGGTGCTCGAACACCTTCGAGGCGATCGGTCGAAGATCGACAAGTTTATGAAGCGGTGCCCGAACCGGGACGCTGACGATCGTCAATGACGGAGGCCTACGATTAGGATGTCTTTTTTGCAGATCCGGTCTTGACGCTGAGTGCGGCGCCACCAATATCTTTCGTGCTTCTTGTTCTGTTTGGATTGGAGGTAAGAAATGAACAGCCAAGATGTTTTATTTCGAGCACCCGTTCGTGTTCGCCTGCAGTGCGGCATCGAAAGAACATTCCTCAGCGTTTTCGATGCGCTGGATTTTTTGGAAGCAGAGTGGCCGCTCCGACGCGGAGAGCGATACAAGAGGGCGGTAGGCAAATGCCGCGCCGCTCTGGAATGGGCAGTGCCCTCCGAGGTTGCCCGCGAGGCTTTCATCGCAGCTTGCCTGGAGGCAGGCATGCCGATGGTTATGACAAGTCCGCCGGTGGGCAAACAAAGGCCCGATCTTCAAGCAACTGGCTAGATACACAGCCCCGCTTTCCGCGGGGCTTTTTATTTGCGGAAAAAATATTCCGCAAATCGACTAGCCGTTTTCGACGCGTTCTCGGAAAGTATGTGTGTGGTTCACGCTGTGGCGCATTTTATGGGCATGGATCACATTAGCCGACCCAAAACACGATATTATATGGCTCTGTATGGAGCGCATCCAACCAAATATGGAGGCGTTATGATCAGACTTCGTGTCGAGAATATTGGAGGGCCATTCCCTGGCAAGGGGCAGGCTCCTTCGATGGCACACGACAAGATACTACCCCGAAATGAGCGGGCAGCTTTCGAAAGGCTAAATGACTTAGCCGCAATGCGACCGCATGTGATGGATGCGGGTTCCCTCTCTCCAGCGAACGATAATCCAAGACCGCCAGAAACGCCTTCGACCAAATCTATCTGGCCAGCGCAAGAGCTAAGGCTGACGCCATCACAAGCTGATTTTCTTCATCGCGGACGCAGTTCAGTACATCGGCGCATCAACGATAGGACGGAATTGATATTGAAATCTCGCGGAATGTTAGCATGGCGCAAGGGTAGTGACGACCAATTCTACTTGGTGCCGAGCGACAAAGGTCAAGCAGCGCTCAGCAAATACGAACAGCGAGAGGGACGTAAATGAAAACGACGAGCAACCCGCCCGCAGGCTACTACCTGTCACCGATGTTCCCTGGGATGCTGTTCAAGCGAAGGGACGACGCGCCATCATCCGCCACACTTTCACACCGCTCGCCAGCGCAACACCGCGCTGCAGTGGAAAAATGGCGCAAGACGGCGCCGGCGAACGACAGCGAAATCTTCGGAAAGAAGCCAAAGACTGAAGCTCCGCGCCACAGAGGTCTCGGCGCCATGAGCGGACTGCTGGCGTTTCGTAACCGGCCGACAGGCGTGGCTGAGGCCGGTGGTGTGAAGATGAAAGGTTTCGGCGCCCTGGCGACCAATTGGTCGATCGTGCCCGCCAACGACAACGCTCCGCCAGAGGATGGTTTCGGCAATGAGCGGGCGGTGCAGTACGAACCTAGCATTGAGCTGATCATGGAATCAGTTACGAAGATCAAAACGCGGGAGCGACCAGAGCCGTCGATGCTCAATCCGACAAGCAGCCGCGAGATCCACTCCATACCAACTGGCGGTTCGGTCGAATACGGCTCGTACACCGACGACGACGGCAAGCGGCACAACTGCATTATCAGGATTGGGTCTCTACGATTCAGCGATGGCACGCAAAAAGAGAAGGGCCAGAAGTTGGTGCTCGGGGAGGCGGTAGACGCCGAGATCAGGATGCCAATTGGCGCCATGTTGGGATGCAACGAGAAATCAGCTCGCGATAAGGGCGCAGAGATCGATGAGACAGGAAGCAATGCGCATTACCGTTGGATGGTGGCAGGCAAGATAGCCAAGCAACCGAAGAAGAAGGATCGAGCAAAGCTGCGCGTCGTCATGTCGAAGATGGAAGCGCGAGCCATGCTTGCGCAGGCGGTCGAGAACACGCGTGTGATGCCGGATATCAAGAAATGCCCCGACGGATTCCCGTACGGTCCAGCGGCCCTGCGTCAGTTGTTTATCGCGGGCCGAAAAGGAAAGAACGGCGAAACCGGGTCGCAGGCCTGGGAGGACATCGCAGTCGAGAGCGAGAACAAGCGACAATTCGAGATCGCGCTCGAGAGCATGCTGGAAAGCGACCAACGTATCCTTGCCGATGCTGTCGACGCGAAAAGCCTGACGCAACTTGGCGAAGCCCGTGGCTACAAGGGGCGCCACGCTGTCGATGCTGGCCGGTCACTTCTAAGGGCCGCCAACGACAATTTCGAGCGTGCGTTGGAATTGGCCAAATATGCCGCGGAGGGGTGAAGGGAAGAAAAATTCCGCTCATCCACCTGTATAGGTGAAGGGGTCGAAAGGCCCCGCACCTTTCTGGACGCACTGATGTTGCGACAGAGCCTCGGCCAGAGATGAGCCGGGGCTAACTACCAAGTGGAGTAGAGCAGTCTGGTAGCTCGTCAGGCTCATAACCTGAAGGCCGTGAGTTCGAATCTCACCTCCGCAACCAATCCCATGCGCGTTCTCCTCCGCTTGCATGGTGATCGTGCGGCCCGTTCCCTTAATTGGTTGAGCGGGCCGCTTTTGCTACTTTGACAAAGCACTCTGTCGCGTGTGATTGTCGCCCCAAAAGGGGTGGCAACATGATTTCCATACAAGGTAGAAGAGTTGTAATTAATGAAAATGTTCTGCTGGCTAGGGATGAGGACCAGGTAGTCTTCGAAGCAGAGCATGGGCTAAAGATGCAGGTCAGGTTCATCAACGACGGGACCGGAAAGGCAAGTCTTTCTACTTCCTTCTCAGAGGGGCGGTATCAAATTAACCTTTCCAGTTTCGGGAGCGCGTTAGGTACTGCTGTATCTGGCTCTATGGTCGCCAGGACGACCATTGGTCATCCTAGGCCGGGCGAATGGCGCTTGCGATATTCCTTGTCGGTGCACACTGTCGGCGAGGCATTTAAAAATTTAAAACTGACAGTTTCAGAGGAAAGATCCGCATGAGCGATCCGTTTTCCTCAAGCCAACCGCAATTGTCATCAGGCTCCATCGTCGTAAACAACTACGTGCAGAGGAACGTGCGGGTGCTCGCAATCCATGAACATGAGGTTGAAGACATCTCGTTTATGAACGGGCTGAGTTCTGCCTGCTTTGCTGTGATGTCTGGACTTGTTTCTTTCGCAGTATCTACATGGGTAAATGTAGCGTTCCAAACAGAAATAACAGCAACTACAAGCATTCTGTCATCAGTCGTAAGCCCAACCGCAATCCTGCTTGGTCTTGGTTTCGGAGTGGCGGGAATCCTGGCTTTACGAAGAAAGCGATCAACGCTGGCTGTAATTAAGTCCCAGTCTATTTCCCAACAGGAGGTCCAAGCCTCCTAAGGCAACACTCATGCCCAAACCCTACGGCCGCTCGTCCGAAGCCGCGCTCTACCGTCGAATGTACAAGACGGCACGATGGCAGCGCTTACGTTTGGCGCAGCTTGCTGCCGAGCCGCTATGCCGGTTCTGCCTCGCCGTCGAGGATGTCACCGAGGCAACTACGTGTGACCACGTCAAGCCGCACAAGGGCGACGAGGCATTGTTCTACGACCCGAGCAACCTGCAATCACTTTGCGCTCCATGCCACGACAAGCTGAAGGCCCGCATCGAGCGAGGCCAACAGGCCGTGGTCATTGGTTTTGATGGCTATCCGGTCGAAGTCGTTGGGTAGGGGGTGCCTCGAAAGTGCCCGAGCGACCACCGCAGGACCGTTGGGGTAACGCAACGCATATGCAAACACAGATTTTTGCCTAGCGCGTGCGCAAGCGCGCGTGCGCGAGGGGATTCCGCATGTCTGAGAAGAAAAGCCGCGTCGACAGCGTTGATGAGGCCATAAGGATTGCTTCTGCGGCTTCCGAGGAAATCCAGTTTCCCGAAAACGTGCCGCTAGACGACGGCGACGTCCCATTTTTCAAGAACGTCATCGCGGAATACGCCCGCGCCGATTGGTCGGCGCACCAGCTTGAGATTGCCGCGATGCTTGCTCGCACGATGGCCGACCTTGTGAGGGAGCAAGATCTGCTCCGCACCGAAGGCTCGGTTGCCGTCACCGAAAAAGGCACGCCGGTCGCTAATCCGCGAAAATCCGTGGTCCAGATGCACGCATCTTCAATTCTTTCGTTCCGCCGATCACTGGCGCTGCATGCGCGCGCCGTACAAGGCGAGGCGAGGGACGCGGCCAAGCGGCGAGACCAAGCCAAGGAGATCGAGGCAGGCGCGAGCGTGGATGACGAACTCCTAGCCTGATTGAGGTTGTGAATGCTTTCTGAGGCCGTGGTCGGCGCCATCAAGTGCGGCCCGATCCCGGTTCTGCGCGACTGGCGCGGACTACCGACGTCGGAGCTGACACGCGGCGAGAAGATGTGCCGCTTCATCGAAGAATATTTGGTCGTGCCAGAGGGCGCGCTGGTCGGGCAACCAATCAGGCTGCTGGACTTCCAGGTGGCCTTCATCCTGTCAGTCTATGACAACCCGAACGGCACGTCGCGAGCGTATTTGTCGATCGCACGTAAGAACTCCAAGACGGCCACCATCGCCTGCCTCTTGCTCGGCCATGTGATTGGCCCTGAGGCGTTTCCGAACAGTCGCATTATGTCGGGCGCACGTTCTCGCGACCAGGCTGCGGAAGTATTCAATTACGCCAGCAAGATGCTGATGATGTCGCCGCGCTTGAAAGGGCTGTATCGCATCGTGCCCTCCGGCAAGATGATCGTCGGCCTGCGCAAAAACGTCGTTTATCGCGCCAGTTCAGCTGAAGCCAAGAGCGCGCACGGTGGTTCGCCACTGGTCGCCATCCTCGATGAAGTCGGCCAGATCAAAGGCCCGCACGACGACTTCGTTGAAGCGATCGTGACATCGCAAGGCGCCTACGGCGACAAGGCGATGATCTTCGCTATCTCGACGCAGGCAGCGACTGACGGCGACCTTTTCTCGCGATGGCTGGATGATGCCGAGACATCAAAAGCACCACGAACGGTTTCGCACCTTTACACGGCTCCGGCTGATTGCGACGTCCTCGACGAGGAAGCGTGGCAGGCCGCGAACCCTGCGCTTGGCAAGTTCAAGTCCGTTTCATCGGTTCGCGACGACGCTGAGCGCGCGGCACGTATGCCGACTGAGGAGGCCAGCTTCCGTTGGCTCCATCTCAACCAAAGGATCGATGCCAATGCACCGTTTGTGTCTCCGGCTATTTGGCGAGCGTGTAACGCTCGAGTTGTGGACTTTGATGGTCTCCCTGTGTTTGGTGGGCTCGATCTTTCTGAGGTGAGCGACTTGACTGCTCTGGTGCTCATGGCGCCGAAAGAGCAGGACGGAAAGACCACCTGGCACGTAAAGCCGACGTTCTGGCTGCCAGGCGACGGGATACGCGCGAAGGCAAAAGCCGACCGCGTGCCGTACGATGTGTGGCATAAGGATGGGCATCTCGAAGCCGCCCCAGGCAGAACTGTCGACTACGAGTTCGTCGCGCATTACCTGCACGACCGCTTCGAAGAGATGGATATCCGCAAGATCGCGTTCGACCGATGGAACTTCAGGCACCTGAAGCCATGGCTGCAGAAGGCAGGCTTTACTGACGATCAACTTGAAGGCGACGATGCTGTATTCCAGCCGTTTGGGCAGGGCTTCCAGTCGATGTCGCCGGCTCTCCGCGAGCTCGAAAGCATCATCCTCAACGGCAACCTCGCTCACGGCGACCATCCGGTACTGACGATGTGCATGATGAATGCCACCGTCAAAGCGGATCCTGCTGGCAATCGAAAGCTCGTCAAACATAACCGCGAACGCCGCATCGACGGCGCAGTCGCCTTGGCAATGGCAACGGCGATGGCCGGAACCTACGAGGGCTCATCTACAGCCTACTCACCCTGGGACGACCCAGATTTTTCTCTCAATAAGGCGGCATAAATGGCTGTAAAGGACTGGTTTAGCCGCCGTACAGCGGAAAAACCTGCGGAAACCCGCGCAAATATCGAAAGCCCGGCAGTTCCGGTTAGCGCCGAGAATTTTATGGCGTTCTTCGGTGTGCAGCAGGCCAGCCTGCCGCGCGTCTCGATCGACGCGGCGCTCACTGTTCCGGCCGTGCTGGCCGCGGTGGCTTTTATGTCACGCACGCTCGCCGCTATCCCGCGGCACGCGTATCGCGACACGAAGGACGGCGCCAAGCGCGTCGGCGGCAGGCTTGAGGTTGTCGTCAACCGGGCTCCAAACGAAACAATGGGTTCGTTTGCTTTCTGGCAGTGGTTCTGGCAGCAGGTTTTCACTGGTGGCCGCGGTCTAGCCTATATCGAGCGCACGGCGCAGGGCGTGGATTCGCTCTGGCCTATGGATCCGTCGAAGACGGTCATCAAGCGAACTGGTTTCAAGACGGTCTATCAGTTTGACGGCAGGGATTATCCCGCCGAGGACGTGATCGACGTTCCGTTTATGCTTCACTCCGACGGGGTCAAGCACTACGGCCCGGTACAGCGCGCAACCAAGGCAATCCAGCTCGCGATTGCCATGAACGACTACGGCTCGAACTTCTTCGCTGGGGGTGGCGTTCCTCCGCTTTCACTGGAAGGCCCGCTTCCGGCGGGCGCCGAAGCGATGAAGCGCGCGCAGGCAGACATCAAGCGGTCTGTTGATGCTGCCAAGGATGCAAGCGAGCCGATCTTCCCGATCCCGGCCGGCTACAAATTGCAGCCAGTCGGAATTGACCCAGCCAAAGGCCAGATGATCGAGGCCCGGCGATTCCAAGTCGAGGAGATCGCGCGTGCATGGCAGCTTCCGCCAGTGTTTCTGCAGGATCTGTCCCGCGCTACGTTTAGCAACGCCGAGCAGCAGGACTTGCACCTCGTAAAGCACCTGATCGGCCAGTGGACCAAGGCGCTTGAGGATGAAATTAACCTCAAGTTTTTTGGCCGCTCCGGCAATGGTCGTTATGTCGAGCACAATCTCGATGGGCTGATGCGCGGCGACTTCAAGAGCCGCATAGAAGGCTTGGCGCGAGCAATCCAGACGGCGCAAATTACCCCTAACGAGGCACGCGCACTCGAAAACAGGCCAGCCATGAAGGATGGCAACGATTTGCTTGTCCAGGGGGCAACCGTGCCGCTTGGACAGCAGCCAATAGACGCTGGGCAAGGCGGGGCGCCTCCACCGGCCACTCAGCTACCGGCTAACGAGAATCAAGACAGCGAGGCGGAAGCCGCATGATCAAAGACATTGAAAAGCGCGGCGGCACGCTTGGCGTTGAAATTCGCGCCGAATCCGACAAGCGAACGCTCGTGGGCTATGCCGTTGTCTGGGATAGTGACACCACGATCGGCGACTACTTTGTTGAGCGTGTTGCCAAGGGCGCTTTTACTCGTGCTCTCGGCGGTGATGTGCTTGCGTTGGTCAATCATGATTGGGGTCGCGTTATCGGCCGCACGAAGAGCAAGACGCTCCGGCTGCAGGAAGACGAGCGCGGCCTCAAGGTCGAGATTGACGTTCCCAACACGACCGACGGCAACGACCTATGGGAGCTTGTCGAGCGCGGAGACGTGAGCGGGATGTCATTCGCGTTTCGCGCAACAAAACAGGAATGGGACGACACCGGCGAATTGCCGAGCCGAACCATTCTTGAGGCGGAGCTTTACGAAGTCACAGCCACGCCAATCCCCGCGTACGAGGACACCACGCTCGCCAAGAGGTCGCTTGAGGCCATGAGGGCCGAAGCTGAGGCGGCGAAGTCTGACGAGCAGCGTAGGGCTGAGAACAAGGCCGCTGCTGCACGACGGATAGCCGAGCGCAAAGCGCGGCACGAGCAAGTAATTCGAGGCATCCGGCAGGACGCTTCGTAGGGCGGTCACGCGACCGCAGTCACCCGGCAGAGCCGGAGGGCATGGACGACGTCCTGCCAACCAAGAAACCCTTTACATTGGAGACCTTAATGGCAACTCTTACCGAGCTTCAGGAAAAGCGCGGCCGCCTGGTAACCCAGGCCCGCGAAGCCCTGGATGCTATCACCAAGAATACCGATGAAGCCCGCTCCGCCGAACTCGACAAGCGCCACGATGACATCATGGCCGACTTCGATAAGGTTGAGAAGCAGATTGAACGCGAGGAGCGTCAGGCCGCAATCGAAGCTCGCTTCGAAGAGCGCGCACGGAAGGATCGTGAAAACCGGCGTCCTGGCGGTGACGGCGAATCCCGCGGCCAGGACGATGGCGAAGCGCTCGACTATCGTCGTGTGTTCCACAAATTCATTGCCGCTGGCGCAGACCTCGCAGAGCTCGACGCTGAAGAGCGCGTTGTGCTCAAGGCCGGCGTCCAGTCCGGCAAGGAATTCCGCATGCAGACGACCGGCACCAATACTGCCGGCGGCTACACGGTCCCAGTCGAGCTCGCAGAAATCATCGTGAAGACGATGAAAGACTGGGGTCCGATGTACAACGACGATATCGTGACCACCCTCAACACGACGTCGGGCAACGTGATCAACATTCCAACTGTTGATGACACTGCTACTACCGCTGAGAAGCACACTGAAGGCACCGCGCTGACGGATGATGGAGGCAAGGACGCGACTTTCGGTCAGCGAACTCTCGGCGCCTACGTCTACGACACCGAGTTCGTAAAGTTCTCTATGGAGCTTGCTGCCGACAGCATCTTCAACATGGAGGCCCTGCTTGGTGCTCTGCTCGGCGAGCGACTTGCGCGCATCGCCAATCGCGAACTCACCATCGGTGACGGCACTGGCGACCCGAATGGCGTTGTGACTGCGTCCACCCTCGGCAAGACGGCGACCGCGGTCGCTGCTATCGCGTCCGACGAACTCATCGACCTCCTGCACTCGGTCAACGCGGCTTATCGCCGTTCTCCGAAGGCCCGCTGGCAGTTCGCCGACCTCACGCTGGCAGCCATCCGCAAACTGAAGGACGGTCAGGGCAACTACCTCTGGCAGATGGGTGACATCACCAAGGAGCAGCCAGGCACGCTGCTGGGTTACCGCTACGAGATCAACGACGACGTGCCGCTGATTGCAGCTGGCGCGAAGCCGGTCATCTTTGGCGACTTCTCCAAGTACTTCGTCCGCAAGGTTGGATCGCCGGTCATCGGCGTACTGCGTGAGCGCTTCTGGCCTGATCTGGGTATCGCAGGCCTGATCCGCTTCGATGGCGAGCTTGGCGATACTGCCGCGATCAAGCACCTTGTCATGGCTGCTTCCTAATTGAGGATGGCGGGCTCCGGCCCGCCTCCATCTCGAAGGAGAGAACATGAAAGTCAAACTGTTGGTCGGCCTGTCCGGCAATGAGTACTCACTGTCACCCGGCGACGACCGCGAATTTGAAGACGACGAGGCCGAGCGCCTTATCGCCGCTGGCTACGCCGTTAAGGTCGATGAGCCGGTCGACACGGTAACAACCACCAAGCGGAGAGGTAGGGCGAATGTGGTATCCTCCGAAGGTGACGGCACGAACGACTGAACCGGTCTCTCTGGAAGAGGCCAAGAGACAGTTGAACGTCTTTCATGACGATGATGACACGTTGATTGAGGCGATCGTCGCATCGGCTGTGGATCACGTTGAGAAATACACCGCAACCGCTATTGCTGTGCAGACGATAGAGGCAAAGTGCGACAGCTTCGCTGATTTCGCGCATGTGCCAGTCGCCCCTCTGACAAGCGTTGCAGTTTCCTACGTGGATATTGACGGCGCAAGCCAAACCATCGCGGGGGCTGATTATGAGCTTCGTGCCGATGGTCTTCACGTTTCTATCGTGCCCGCATACGGCAAGCAGTGGCCTGCAAAACGGCCCGGCTCTCGCATCACCGTGACGGCGCAGGCCGGGTACGAGACGGCACCGCCAGCAATCAAGCACGCTATTCTCCTGTGGGTGGCCGACGCCTACGAGTGGCGCGAGAACAGCGTGGATGAAGGCTTTTCGGCCTTCGACGCGTTGCTGTGCAACTTCAGGCGCAATCTCTGATGTGGCTCCGATTCCATGAACCGTTCGACTGGCGCCAGCCAGGCTTCACCATCGCCTATCCGGCTGGCCTTTACAACGTCACGCGCAAGTGTGCCGCGGCTGCGATAGCGGCTAAGGCCGCTGACCCCACCAAGGATCGACCGAATGCCAAAACGCAAGAGATCCGGAGCGGGTTCGCTGTCGGAGAAGATCGGCTTTGAGGCCGAGGTCGAGGGTGACGATGGATATGGTGGCGTTGTGGTGGGATTTGCGGAGCAATTCGTCGAACCAGCCCGCCTTGAACCGCGCGTCGGCTCAGAGACGGTCATCGCCAGCCGTCTGCAAGGCATCCAGCCATTCACCATGACCGTCCGCAGCAACGAGCGCACGCGCACCATCACGCCAGCTTGGCGGGCGCGGAACAAACGCACCGGTGTGCTTTACGCAATCAAGGCTTCGGTCAACATCGATGAACGCAACCAGTGGATCGAGCTGCTTGTGGTGCGGGGGGAGGCGTCGTGATCAAGGCAAAGGTTCTGGGCCGCGAAGCGCTGACTAAAAAGCTCAATCAGGTCGCTCCGCTCGCCAACAAGTACGCCGCCGAAGCGAAGCTACAGATCGCTACCGAAGCCGCCGATAAAATTTCTGACCGAGCGCCGATAAGCAGCAGCGCAACGGCCGGAGACTATGCTGCCTCTATACAGGGCGCCAAGATTTCTGACAGACCGACTGCGAAAGCGCTTGTCGGTGCATCGGCCAGCAAGGATCCGGATGCGACTGGCGTTTTCGCTGCGTGGATTTGGCATTTTTTGGAGTTCGGTACACGGCCGCATAACGTTGCGAAGGGTGGCGGTACGGTTGCGGGCAAGAAGCTGGCGGCCGGCGCAAAGATGCACCCTGGCACGCGGGCGCAACCGCATATTTTCCCGACGTGGCGAGCATTTAGGGCAAAAGCGAAGAAGCGCATCAACGACGCCGTCTGGCGTGGCGTAAGGGAGGCCATGAAAAAGTAATGGCTAACCCCGATCTTGAGCTACAGGGCGCCATCGTCGCAAGGCTGAAGGCACGTTCATCGCTAACGGCCATTGTTGCACAGCGCATTTACGACCGCCCGCCGACCAACGCACCGTTTCCGTACGTCGAGTACGGCGAAAGCCAAGTCATAAGGGATGACGTCGGCTGTCTGAAGTCGAACCTCATCTACGTGACGATCCACGTTTGGTCGCAATATTCCGCAGGCTTTAAGGAGCTGAAGGAAATCATTCACGAGGTCGTCGAGGCGTTGGATGAAGCACCCTTAGTGCTGCCCTCACATCGATTGATATCGATTACGCGGCAAGACGCCCGTCATTTCAAAGACCCGGATGAAGTTACGACGCATGGCGTCGTCGAATTTGTCGCGCGCGTCGAGACACCGGCCTGATTGGCCATCACCCCCTAATTTTGAGGTTTACTCATGGCCGACGGTCAACAGATTGGTCGTACGCTGCTCATCCAGATCGGTGACGGCGAAACTCCTGAAGTCTTTTCTAATCTGTGCGGTCTGACGACCCGCAGCTTCAATATGTCCGCGAATGAGGTCGACACGACCATCACGGACTGCGTCAATCCAGAGAATACGCCACAGAAAACAGCAGAGCCGGGCATCAAGAACCGCACGTTCTCTGGTTCCGGCAAATTCGTTAAGAGCGCTTCGAACACCGCGTTCATGACGCACGTCAACGACGCGACCAAATTCAATGCAAAGGTGATCGTTCCTGGTCTGGGTACTTACACCGGATCTTGGTTCGTTTCTGAATTCGAGTTCAGCGGCGAGATGGAGGGCAACATGGAATTCACGGCCACGTTCGTTGCTGCTGGCGTTCTGACATTCGTTGCGGAGGTGTAATTTGGCCGATGCTGAAAAGCCGTTCCCGCTTGAAGTGAATGGCGCGCGAGGCGAAGTCGGTCTGTTCGTTGGCAAGGTGCCGCTGGTTATCGTTGCCGAGATGGGCGGTCTTGCCGCTGTGTCTTCGCGCCTTTCCTGCAAGAGCATGTCCGATCTGTTTCTTCGCCTTTCAGGCGTCGAGCCGGCCGCTACTGTGGCCGCACTCGACCTGCTTACCGTGCGCGGCGACAAAGTCGCGGCAATTGGTGCGCTGAAGCTGAAACACTTCGGCGCCGTCGCCAAGGCTATTTCCGAGGCGCTGTCTCATCATTTCGATGAGGACGACGAGGGAAACGGGGAAGCCGCTCAAAAGGCGGCATAGAAGAACCTTTCCCTTGGCGCGACTGGCAAAAGATCGCATTCGGCGGCCTCGGCTGGACCCCAGGAATATTCTGGGCGTCTAGCTTGACCGAGTTCACCCTTGCGGTGAAGGGCAAGGACGAAGCGAACGGAGCCAAAAAGTCCGTGGCGCCGCCGTCTGACGAAGAAATGGATGAATTGATCAAGAAGTACGGTGGTTAGGCTGGCTTTAGCCTCCACACGTTTGGATTGGCCCTGTATTGTTCGAGGTACGGGCCAATCTGGCTGTTTTTGATCGCATCAAGGTATCGATCAGTCACAAGGCCGTACTCATAGCACTCCTGTGTGATGATCGCGTATTCCCGCTTCGATCCTTCGTTTAGACCGTCGACGTCTCTCCTAAGGATGATGTCGGCCATCCCTTTTTCGCACTTCTCGATGATGCGAGGGGTGGCGACAAGTGTTGGCCTATCCTGAGTTGATAGCCCCCGAGCAGTCCATCCTCCTGCGGCCGAGGCAGCGCAAGATACCGCAAGAATTGCTGCAAGTGTCCAAACCCTCATTTGAGAAGCCTCCCAGCTCGTCTAACCGGCGGGCCTTTCCACGTTAGGAAACAAACTTGGCCGGCAATAACAACGATGATCTGATTATCTCAATCAGCACCGACCTTGCAACCGTAAAGCGAGCGCTTAACAGGTTGGTTTCGGACGTAGGCGCGGCTTCAAGCGGCATTGAGAAACGTTTTGCCGCAACTGGAAAGTCGATCAACAATTCGCTCACCACCTCGATGCAGGATCGCATCAACAGCATGGTGGGCATTGGTACGACGGCAGCAAAAGAATGGAACGGGGTTCTCGCTGATCAGCAGAAAGAGCTTGATCGCCTCCGCGCCAAATACAGCCCGCTGTTCGCAACAATTTCGAATTACAAGAACGCTGTCGCGGAGATCCGGCAGGCCCATGCTGCCGGCGCCATCTCTGCTAACGAGATGGCGTCGGCGATTCAGAGAGAGCGGCAAGCGGCGCTTGCGTCGACCGCGGCCATTAAGGGTCGCAATTCGGCTCTTGCCTCCCAACCCAAGACGAGCAACTTTAATACCGCGAACATCGCTGCCCAGTTCCAGGACATCGGCGTCACTGCGGCGATGGGCATGTCGCCTATACAGATCGCCTTGCAGCAAGGCACGCAGCTTTCGGCTGTTCTGCAGGAGATAAAAAACAGCGGGCAGGGCGTAGGTAAAGGACTGGCCGCTGCGTTCGCATCGGTGATATCCCCTATCTCCCTTGTGACGATCGGCATCATCGCCGCTGGCACAGCAGCTTTTCAGTACTTTTCTACTGTGATGAGCGAGGGCGATAAGTCCGCCGAAGTGCTCAAAGAGCAGGTCGCGCTGATTTCCGCAGTTGCGGAGCGTTGGGGCGATGCGGTTCCGGCGTTACGCGAATACGCGGAGCAGTTGAAGCGTGCGCAGGATGGCGCCGATCTCCAGACCGCCACGGGCAATGCTATTGAACGCGTACTTGCCGAGGCGACTAAGGGCTATGACGGCCTAAAGACGGCTGCCGTAGAGGCATCTTTGGAGATGCAGACAGGTAACCAGGAGGCCAGGCAATCATTCGCTGTCCTCATTGGTGACGTCAATGACCTTGAAGGGAAGATCGGCAGTCTGTCCGAGGCTTACAAGGACGGCAAGGACACTTCCAAGGAAATGGCAGACGTCACGCAGACGCTTGCCAAAATGCTCGAAAACGATGCGTCTAGGGCATCCGACACCCTAAGCGGTAGAATCGAATATCTGTCTCGCATGTTCACGGCAGCCGCCGAGAACGCTGCGAAACTGCGGGAACAAGCACTATTGGCCGAAGCGTCGGCTAGGACGGCACTGTACCCATCACAGGGTAGCTATCCGCAGACATTCCAGTCGGCTGACGCCACAATCCAAGGAACGCAATTTCCCCTACCGGACAACGGCCCCACACCAGAACGCCGCCCATCTGATCTGGACACAGACAAAAACAGAGGTTTCGGTACGCCGAAGCGCGCAAGGGCTCCCAAAAAGACCGCATCCGACCGCTTTGCGGAAGACCTTCAGGCTGTCCGAGATAGGACTGAGGCGTTGCGCCAGGAAATGAACCTTATTGGCTTGTCCAATGAGGCTCAAGTTAAGCGCCGGACAGCGCTAGACCTGGAGCAAAAGGCGCTGGCAGACCTTCGCGAAGAGGCGCGCAAGAAGGGCGAAAAAGACCTCGAGAGCATCACGCTTTCGCCCGACAAGATTGCCGCAATCGAGCAGGAGTCTGCTGCATATGCTCGGCAATCTGAGGCGCTTAGGAAAGCGCAAGAGGAACAGCAGAAGCTGAATGAGTGGAACAACGTCGCGAGAGACGCAACGCGCGGCTTTATCGATGATTTGATCCATGGCGAGAGTGCCGCGGATGCATTTGCTGGTGCACTCAGCCGCATTGCGGATGCGCTTCTGGACGATGTGCTCAATAGCATCTTCAAGGTCAACAGCGCGGCTGGAGGCAGTGGCGGGTTGCTCAGCAGCATTCTTGGCCTCTTCGGAGGCGGCTCACAGTGGTCTGGCATTCAATCTGGTTCGATCACAGGCGGGCTCTTCTCAGAAGGCGGCTTCACTGGTCCGGGCGGCAAATACCAGCCTGCCGGCATTGTGCACAAAGGCGAGGTCGTGTGGTCGCAAGCCGATGTTGCGCGCGCCGGCGGAGTGGGGGCAGTTGAGGCGCTTCGCAAAGGCTACGCCAACGGCGGCCCGGTCGGGATCTCGGTGCCAAGCGTACCGAGTTTGAGGTCAATGTCCGCGCAATCTGCCGGCGTCGTCGTAAACTTCAATCCTGTCGTCGACAATCGCGGCGCATCTGTCGAAGCGGTTGCGAGACAGGAGAAGGCGCTGGCCAAAATGCAAGGCGAGTTGCAAAGCCGCGTTGAGGCGGCGGTTCGGTCGGCTCAGAAGCGAAACGTGAAGTTGGGGTAGAAAGGCCTCCCATTTTAAGGGAGGCCTTTGCAAACTATCTTAAGCAGCCTTCTTGGCGGCCGACGTTTTATTGATGGACGTCACAGCAAGGTTGGTGAGCTTGTTGTTGGTGGCCTTCTCCTGATCGAGGATTTCGCTCAGGATTTTGTGTGCTTCATCGTGGCCGAGATCCTTAGCCCATTCGCGCAGTGACCCGTAGCGGGCGATCTCATAGTGCTCGACTGCTTGGCATGCCGCCAGAAGGCCAGCGTCTAGCGCGGTACCTTCTGCCTCTTTCATGAGGCTGTCGGCTTCCTTGATCAATCCTTCAATTGCGTCGCACTTTTCACCGGAGGCTTTCTTGCCAATGGATTTAAAGACCAGATCGAGTTTTTTGATCTGGTCCTTTGTCTCCGCGAGATGATCCTCGGCGGCCTTCCTCAATTCGGCGCTTTGGGCTGCCTTAGCTACCTTCGGCAGCGCCTTCGTGATGGCGTTCTCTGCGTAGTAGACGTCCTGAAGCGTGTGTTCGAAAATATCCGCAAGCGATTTCATGGGTTCCTCCGGTGGTTGATTGCTCCGGGGGAAATGCGCGGTTGCGAGCTTTGTTCCTTTGCGGTCACTTAACGCGGAATCCACAATGACAATCACATACCCGCTCCCAGCTTCGTTTTTCGATGAGTTCCCAGGCTGGTCCACCGAGTTTGAACCGCTTTGGCGGCAAGAATACTCACGCACAACTGGGGGCGAGACAATAGGTAAGGATTTTGGTTCTCCGCTGTGGAAAATGACGGCTCAATCAAAGTCGCTACGGCCAAACGATGTCGACTACTGGAGAGCTCGGATTATGAGCCTCGAAGGTGTACTGAAGACCTTTCTGGCATTCCCGAAGTCTCGCTGTTTCCCGGTGGCATATCCGAACGGCAGCTGGCCAACCGGCGACGCGTTCGGCGGTGTAGGGCAGGTGGCCACTATAGCGAGTAACCGCAAGGCTATCTCGCTCTCGGGCCTGCCCGCTGGCTACAAGGTCACGGTCGGCGATTACATCCAGATCGGCGACAAAGACCTGCACATGGTCATGGAGCCAATGACGGCCAGCGCTGGCGGCGTGACGACGCAGTTTGAGGTCCGCCCGCATCTGTGGCCGGGTGTGGTGGCGCCGGTCGCCGCCACGCTCGTTAAGCCTTCCTGCATCATGACCTTGTTGCCGGGAACGGTTTCGACCACCGCCGACAAAGACACTGGACGGGCTGTAGTCACCTTTCAGGCGATTGAAGCCCGCTAAGGGGTATCATGAGAAACATCTCAGCAGAAAACCTTGCTGCGCTTGAGGCGCGGCAGCTGGTGGCGCGCGACTTCCTCTGGTTCGTTGCGCGCGATCGGACGACTGGTGCGCCTGTCACCGATGGCATGTGGTCTGACGTCGGCAACGTGTCGGCGGCCGTGGTTCACCCGGATACAGGTTTGCCGGTCACGCGCGACTGGTACGGCTCCGGCACGCTGGTGCAGATCGATGACATTCCGCTCGTCGCCAACCTTTCGGTGCAGAACGTCAATATCCGCCTGTCGCAGGTGAGTGAGCACGTTCAGACGCTGGTCCGCCAGTACGACTGCCGTCAGGCCCGCGTCGAGATCTACCGAGGCCTGTTCGATCCGGACAGTCGCCAGATGGTGGCGCCGGCCGAATGCCGCTTCGTCGGTTTCGTTGATACCTTCACCATCAATACGCCCTCAGAAAACGAAGAGGGCAGCGTGACGATGGTTTGCGCCAGCCACACGCAGGAAATGACCCGCTCTAATCCGACGACGCGCAGTCACGCCACGCAGGTACTGCGGCAGGCTGGCGATGCGTTTTACACCGATGCTGACACCTCGTCCGAGTGGGAGTTCTTCTGGGGCTCCGAAAAGGGCAAGGTAGCCACGCAGCCGAAGCGGAAAAAGTTTTTAGGTATCTTCTGATGGACGTCCGCTTCGCGACTGCGCAGGACCGCGACCGTGTGGTGGTGCTCCTGCGTGAAAGCCATGAGGCCGCCGGCTTCACCTTTCCGTTTCAGGCAGCATATGCTGATCGTCTGTTTCAGCAGCATCTGGCGTCGGACAAGTCCTGCGTTCTCGTAACAGGCAAGCCCGCACAAGGCGTCCTGATGGCCTGTGCTTATGAACACCCCTTCGGCGCCGGCCTGATTGCCAAGGAAACGGTCTGGTACGTCACGCCAGAGGCGCGAGGCCGCGGCGCTATCAAGATGCTTGACGCTTACGAGATATGGGCGCGGTCGGTCGGTTGCGTCTTTGCAGGCATGGCTTCGTTGGCAACCAACGACGTCTCCAGCCTCTACGAACGGCGCGGCTACAGCGCTGTCGAAACACATTTCATGAAGCCGCTCTAGCGGCATTCCTTCGGCGCCATCCGCGCCCCGCGCGCATCGCGCATCCCAAGGAAAATCGATGGCTATTTTCACTTCCATCGCCACGGCGATCGGCAGCGCGCTGGGATTCGGCGCCGCGTCGTTCTTCGTGACGGCGACGGCGTTTGCGTTGAAGGCAGTCGCGGGCCTAGGCCTTAGCCTTCTCGCGCAGTCGTTGGCCGGCAAGCCTAAAGACCCGACATTTTCGATCAACGGCACACTGCAAGGCGGCGGCGATATTTCGCGCTCCTTCATTCTCGGTGGAACCGCGACGGCAGGTTCGCTCGTGTTCGTCAACACCTGGGGGCAGGACGGTGACACGCCGAACGCCTACCTCACGCAGGTTATCGCGCTGTCGGATATGCCCGTGCGCGGCCTTGCTGAAGTCTGGGTCAATGGCGAGCTTGTGACGCTCGGCGGCCTGACGGATCGTGGCTACGCCATCAACGAGTACCCGGACAGCCTCTGGGTCAAGTTCTACGACGGCACGCAGACGACAGCTGACAGCTTCCTGTTCACGTCGGTTTCCAACGGCAACAGGTGGTGGAACCCGGATCGTATTGGGCGAGGCGTTGCTTATGCGATCGTAACGGCTCGCGTCTCGAAGAACATGTTCTCCGGTGTGCCGTCCTTCAAGTTCGTTCTTGAAGGTATGCGCCTCTACGATCCGTCGCGCGACAGCGCAGTCGGCGGCGTTGGCGGCCAGCGCTGGGCTGACCCGTCCACATGGGGCGGCGACGGTGACTTCCTGCCGGCAGTGCAGATCTACAATCTGCTGCGCGGCATCACCTATAACGGCCAGTGGTTCTATGGCCTGCAAAACCTGTCATCGTCCCGCCTGCCTGCTGCGGCATGGATCGCCCAGATCGAGAAGCATCGCGCCGGCACACTGGAGTCGACCGGCTGGGTGAACACCTATCGCAGCGGCGGCGAGATACAGGTCGAAGCGCCGCTCACGTCCGCTATCGAAGCGTTGCTGACGGCCTGCCAAGGCAGGATTTCTGAAGTTGGCGGCGTCTACTATCTCCACTCCGGCGCACCTGACGCCCCGGTTATTGCCTTCACCGACGATGATATCCTGTCGACGGAAGAGCAGGAGTTTACGCCGTTCCTCGGGCTGGCCGACACCATCAACGGGGTTTCGGCAAATTATCCGTCTCCTGCGGATGGCTGGGTCGCCAAGACCGCACCGCCGCTCTATCGGACGGACCTTGAGGCGATCGACGGCAACCGCCGCCTGATGGCTGATGTCGATCTGAACTTCGTTCCGTATCCGGAGCAGGTTCAGCGCTTGATGAAATCGGCGCTGGAGGAGGCCCGTCGTTTCCGCAGGCATACGATCGTCTTGCCGCCGAAGTTCTGGGCCTACGCAACACCGGGAACGGTGTTTTCGTGGACGTCGGAGCGCAACGGCTACATCGCAAAGTCGATGCGGCTCGACGGCGTTGCCGACCGCGCCAACCTCGATGTGATGATCGACGTCACGGAAGTAGACCCGGCTGACTACGACTGGAGCAGCGACACCGAATTCAAGCCGCCGGTTGACGGCCAGCTTGGCGTCATCAGGCCGACGCCTCAGCCGATCGTTGATTGGTTCGCAGAGCCGGCCACGGTCAAGGATAGCTCCGGTGAGGATCGCCGGCCCGCTATCCGGCTTACTTGGGACAACAGCGATGGGCGCCTCGATGACGTCATCGGCATCGAATATGAGGTGAGACTGCAGGCGACGCTGGAGAAGGTCTCCGAAGGTCGAACTGACCAGCCGCAAGTCGGCTCGATGCTTATCTCGCAAAGCCTCCTTCCGGCCGAAAGCTACGTTGTCCGCGGTCGATACATCCCCGGAGGCGACAGGCCGGTGTTGTGGTCGGGGTTTATTCCCGTCATCACGCCGAACATCCTGCTCTCTGACAAGGATGTGTTCGTTGATATCGATCTGACGGGTGTTGAGGAAGCGCTCGGCTGGCTGCGAAATAGCACGCGAACAGCGCAGGATGCCATCGACGGCCTCATCGCCGCCCAGATGGAACTGGCAACGGTCGCGTACAAAGACACGCGCAATCTTGCCAGAGAGCTGTCTGTCGAGCTTGGCGCGGCACGCGCTGAATATCGCGAGGATATCCAACTTGCAGTAAACGAAACCATGGCCGTCGCTGGAAAAGTCGAAACGCTGACGGCGGCGCTGGGCGGCAGTTCTGCCTTCGTCAATGTCGCGTGGGCAGCTCTTGCAACACCGGCAGGGTACGCCGCGCGGTATGGTGTGACTGCGGCCGTTGATGATGGCGCTTATCGAGCAGCATCATTGCTATTGGATGTTCCAGCTAACCCGGCGTTGCCAACGCGCGTCATCGTGCAGTCTGGCCAGTTTGTAGTCGCCAGCGATGATGGAGCAACCATTAAGCAGCCATTCACCGTGACTGGTGGCGTGCTCTATGCCAACGACATCAGGGTCAACAAACTGTCTGCGTTTTCGGGTGATCTCGGAAACGTCAACATCTCAGAGGCCTACATCGGCACTCTGACCGTCGGCACGTCGAACATTGAGCCTGGTGCGATTACCGCTGCGGCCGCAGATACTCTTGCGGGTAGCGGCTTTGTCGATATCACCTTGGTTCATGGCCCCGGATCGCCACGGGTCAAGGTGGAGGCGTTGGGCAAGGTATTCACCGGCACGTCGACCGATTCCGCCTACGTCCAGTTCGTTCTGCGCAACGTCACCGACAATGCGGATATTGACACGTTCCTTGTCTACTCAAAAACGACGCCTGCGGCTGGTGCGGCAAAAATCACTGGCACAACGACATACATCTTCAATCCACCGAGCGGACGAACCCAAACAGTATTCCGTCTGACGGCTACGCCATTCGGGGCAACGCCTACGGGTTCCACCATCGTTGCTGAAGCATCCAAGAGGTAATCCATGACAACCGGAAACCAGATGCAGGTTGACGCCTCTGTCATCCTGCATGAGGCAGAACTGCGCGAAACGTTCCTGAAGAACCGCACGCTTTTACTGTCCCAGCAGCTCCTGATGCAGAAGCAGGAAAACCAGATCCTTCTCGACAAGATCAACGGCCTTGAAGCCGACCTTCGCCTTGCAAAAGGTGAAGGCGAGGGCGATCCCGTCGATAGCGTTAACGGAGCATCCGATAATGGCTAACACCACATGGTACGGCGACGGCACGGCAACCGTCGCTGTCGGCTCTCGCACTGTCACCGGCACGGATACCGGCTGGCTGACGGAAGTTGCTGGCCTGACGCCGATCAAGGCCGGCGACAAGTACGGCATTCACGTCGGCCGCCCGATTGTCATTGAGCAGATCATCAGCGACACAGAGCTGTTGCTTGCCGATGATTGGCCCGGTCCTGCTCAGACGGGCGCGCCTTATAAGGTGGAGCTGACCTCGCCAACGATTGCAGCAGTCGAAGCCATGCGCCGGCTGCTGGCGTCTTTGTCTAATGGCAACCTCGACAGCTTGGCCGACCTCACCATTGGTGTTGACGATATTCCCGTCGGTATAGGGCCGGGGGTATTTGGCACCGTCAAGAGGACAGAGTTCAGCGGTGATGTAACTGGCCCATCGTCATCCATCGACGGGCAATTAGCAGCCGCAGACGGCACGAGCGGCAAGGCAATCAAGTTTCTCACAACCGCGCAGTCTCGAAGACTGATAGGCGGGTGGGAACCAATCCTCAACCCTTTCAACTTGGCCGGCGCGTCACAGGCAGTATGGACGGACCTTTCGGATTACGTTTCTCTCTATCTTGAGGTGGAGGCTCGTGGGAACGGAGGTGCTTCATCAGGCATTCTCTTCGGGCAAGTCAGCACCAACAATGGTTCGGGATGGAGCGCCGGCGCGACCGATTATATTTATTTCGGACAAAGCCAGGAAGGTACAACGCTTGCAGGCTTCGGTGAAGCAACTAACCCCTTTATGAATTTCTCACGCGAATTGGCCGCCGACGCTAGCCTGATCATGCTGAAAATGAAGATTGGGAATTTCAATAAGGCCAGTGCCTCCATGTTCAAATCAGAGTCCGCTTATGCGCGATCTGGCGGGCAGAACAGGCAGGACAACATTGCCGGATATGCTGGCATCAATACCGTCAAAAACGCGTTTCGTTTTGCATGCACTGGTAGTGTTTTCGCGACAGGGACGGCAACACTCTTCGGGTTGAAGGGATAAGTCATGAAGAAGATTGTAAACGGTGAAGAGTTTGACATGACGGCCGCCGAGATCGCGGAGCTTCAGTCCTATGCGCCAGCCGATGTCGATCCGATCACTGTCATTTATAAACTCGATCTTTGGTCGCGCATGACGGACGATGAGGCTGACCAAGTTGGCGCCGTCATGGAGGAACAGCCTTTCCGAATCCGTAAAATCTTCGAAAGCGCGGGTTCTTACAGGAGCGACCACGAATTATGGCCGCTCTTGGTGCAGATCGCCACCACGCTTTTTGGTGAAGAAAGGGCGGTTCAGATTTTAGCGCCGTCGGAATAGACGTCCGTCGCCGCTGGCGGCCTTCTTTGAGAAGGCGGTTGATTGGCCGAGCGTCAATCTTCGTCTGCCTGTGCGGAATAAGCGATAACAAGCAGCACCAATGAAGCTGGCACCATATTGAGCAGCGAATGCAGGCCGTTCCAGTCACTTGGGCTGGAAAGCCAAGCGTCATCTGAAAAGTACGCTGCCGCATCGATAACTGAAATAGACACCCAGGTGCTAAACCGCAAATAGGCGTAAATCTGGAATAGAATAATCCCGCACCCGACCACGGCTGGGAGAGCTACGAGAACAACGATCCTCGTAATGTCGATGATTGGTTCTATCCAGTAAGGCAGTCTGATGCGCCGGTCGTTCATGGGAACTAATTCTCGTTAGGGTGGTGGTCGAGGCTATTTTCCCTAATTACTAAAGTTGTGAGTTTTGTCCAGACGGGCAGATAAAAATGCAACCAAACAATTAGTACTCGGGCTTTCTTTCCGCCGTTAGCGTAACCCGGCATCCATAACCCACAATCATGAGAGGGCAGTGGAGGCTGCGCTGGGGAAGCGCTTTGAAATTCGGTCTGGACCGATTATCGGATCAATGAAGTCGGGCAGCATCTTGAAAAGCGATCGTCGCCATAGCTAATATGTCGGCTATCCAACCCTGTCGGCGGCACAAAGATGAACATGGGTCATTTGGCGCTTTTGTATCTCGGTATCGCCGTTCTGGCTGTTGGCTGCGCTACATTTGTTGGCGGTTTGGTCTATCTCATCTGGCTGATTTTCAGCGAGCCCGCCATCATCAGGAATGAGATCGGTGCGCGTGCCTTGATGTACGTCTACGACAACATTCCGCTTCGTAGGTAGCGTAACCCGGCACATTAGGGCGGGAAGCTAAAAGAGGCTCGCACGGGAACCGGGGGGGTGGGCGCGAGCCCCAGTGCTGTCTACAAAATACACAGCACAGCAACGTCAAACGCGCGGTATTGGAATTCGTTCCAAGAGCGGAGACCCATCACCCCTCGTAGGCAACAGGCCTCCACACCGTGGAGATTGGGATGGCCACGGCGGCGCGAGTGTGGTCCTGTTGATTGAGAAGCGCTACCAGAATCTTTGGAGAGGCCCGCCACTCCGCCAAGCGGCGGACCCCAATGTCGCGGCCTGTTTCAGGGGACGCGCGACGGCGTCGCTTTTAAAGCCGTAAACGCGGGTTCACAACTTACAAATTGTCCATATTTTCGAGAGACTTGCGTCGCCAAAAAAATAGAGGCCCGCAGGTGCTTTGGGGGGCTTGGCTGCGGGCCTCTGTCAGGTCGCTGGGCGGAGCGACCGCGCGCAAGTTGGCTTTTGGCGCATGAACACTGGATGAACGAATCGGCCTCGTAGTCGCTGAGAAACAACCCGTAAAAATCAGGAAAACCAAATGCCAATCACCAAAATCTCCACACAGGGGAGAGCTTTCGTGCGTCTGCACGAGGGCAATCCACTTACCTGCTACCTCGACCCTGTCGGCATTCCGACGATCGGTACGGGCTTCACTATGCGCAGCGATTCCGTTCGCCGCGAACTGGCGAAGATCGGCATCACGAAGCTTGTGCCAGGCAAGACCAAGATTACCGCCGCACAGAGCGATGCGATCCTCGACGCCGTGCTTGCCGCCGAATACGTTCCGGCCGTCGTTGCCGGCTCTCCCGAGAATCGCAAACAGCACGAGCTCGACGCCGCCGCATCGGTGACATTCAACCTAGGCGTCGGCGCCATGAACTGGACGTGGGCCGAGTTCTGGCGCAAGGGCCAGATCACGAAAGCCGCCGCTCATCTCGCTAGCAACTACAATACCGCGAAAGGCAAGAAGCTGCCGGGACTGGTGCGTCGCCGCAAGGAAGAGGCTCTGCTTTTCGAGAAGGGCATCTACACCGGTGTCGGCGTGACCAAGGAGGTCACGCTAGAACCTCCGAAACAGCCGGATCCTGTCGTCAAGGAAGCGCAGGAGCTATTGACTGCGGCGGGCCTTAATCCCGGTGCGATCGACGGCTGGATGGGCGAGAAGACCAAAGCCGCTGTGATTGCTTACCAGAAGGCCCACCCACACCTGATCGCCGATGGCATCATCGGCCCAGCCACGCTCGCTCAGCTTCGACGCGACGCATCTGCGGCAAGGGAAGCTGTAACAAAGGGTGTTGGCTCCGCTGCGAGCTCAGGCTTGCTCGCTTTCGTCGCCGGCCTTCCTTGGGGCTGGATTGTCGCAGGTGTTGCTGTGGCCGCTGTTGCGTACGTCGCATACCGCAACCGCGACGTCATCGCCCGCCGGTGGAATAGCTGGCGCGGCAAGGAGGTGGCGGTTTGATCCTCCTGTGGGCAAAACTCAAAGGCTACCTAGCAGCAATCGGTACGGCGCTCGCGATCGTCGCGGGCGTCTTTTTGTATGGCCAGAGAGCAGGGCGCTCCGCGGCGAAAGACGAACAGGCCGCGGCGAATGCCAAGGCCATCAAGAAGGCCGGGGATGTCGAAAATGAAATCAGGAATCTGGATGACGATGGCGTTGATGACGCTCTTGGCAAGTGGATGCGCGACAAGCGGTAGCTATTGCGACATCGCGCGCCCGGTGCGTCCTTCTGTCGGTGACCAGATGACGTCAGAGACAAAGCGGCAAATCCTCACTGAAAATGAGAAGCTGCAGAAGCTGTGCGGGGTGAAGCCATGACCGGCGCCGAGATCATGGGTGCCGTCGGCTTCTTCGTACTGGTCTTCGGCTTCATCTTCGGCCTGTGGAAGTACGTCGACGCCAAGATCAGCGCTGCGAAGACCGAGGCGTCTGCGGCCGCATCGGCGGCTTCGGCGATGGCCTCCCTTGCGAGGGAAGAGCTAGCTGCTCACCGCCTGCATGTGGCGGAAACCTACGTCTCAAAGTCCGGCCTTCGCGAACAGACTGAGCAGATCATGGGTGCAATCGGAGCGGTAAAAGATGCCGTCGACAAGATGACGTTGCGCGTGGATCGCATCGTCGAAAATCAATCAAAGCCGCGCGCAACGCGGGCGTCCTAATTTAACCTGCTTGCCGAGAGGTGGGCGGGTTTTTTATTTGTTTATGCGGATAATGCTCCCAGCAATGCCAGGATGACTTCTCGGCCTTCGATCGTGAATAACCAAAACCTCCCCATTTCTTACAACCCGGATGCTCGCACCAGTGGTTTTCATGAATGCCGTCGCCGGCCTTATCGGTCTGGTCGCTCATGGATGGGTATCCCCGATAATCTCCACTGGCCCTCGCGACGTCTCAATCAGCGGCCAGCGAACCTTCCTCTTCCACTCGGTCAATGCATCGTCGGGTGAGGTGCAAAACACCCACTCTATGAACGCGTCGGAAATCTTGGGGTGGTCATAGAGAAGGGCAGCAACGCTTTTTCGCTCGCTGAACAAAATCTCCATCCTCGCACCGGTCGGTATGTCGTCGTCATCGGCCCAAAGTTCCATGGCGACATATCCGGAATAAGCGGTGAGGTCCGATTCCCGGTCCACTTCTGCGAGCAGGCGCGGGTCGATGTCCTCGTGAATGGCTTTCTGCACTCCGAAGAAGTCACCATCTTCCAGCGGCGCCTTCGGGTAGACACCGTGATTTTCCAGAATGTAAGGACGGATATGCATATTCGTCTCCTATCCGAATAGATCGGCCGTCTTGGTCTCGTCGTCGACCGGCAGCACCACGAGGCCGTCGTCAGGCAAGGGCCGCTGAAGCTCTTTCGCTTCCTCCCATGGCGCGGTCAGCCACATCTCCACCTCATCCTTGTTTGTCAGAATGACCGGCATAGCCTTCGGGTGGATCGGTTTGACGACGCTGTTCGGATCGGTCGTCAGGAACGCGTAAAGCTGGTGATCGCCCTCGCGCGGGTTCTTCATCGATCCGCGCACGCCATGCCATTCTGTCCAGACGCCAGCGAAGAAGGCGAGGGGTGTTTCCTCATTGAGCGCAAACCAGCGCTTCGTCTTCCGGGGCTTGGTATCTTCCCACTCGCAAAAGGTTGTCCATGGCACGACGCAACGGCTTTCAGGCCGCAGCCATCGGCGCCAGTGCGGGGAGGTGACGTTGCGAATGTTGGTGACGCCGGTATCAGGCTTGCCCTGCGTCACGAACTGCGGCGACGGCATACCCCATGTGAGCCCAACAAGCTCGCGGCCGCTTTCTCCGTTGCGCACAACTGGCGCCGGCCGGTCTGGATAGACCTCGACGTCTGGCTCGAGGTTGAGCCGCTCCTGCATGATGCCCACGATATCGCGGATCGATTCCTGATTGGTTTTCACGCGGTACAAATTACACATGCTCACCTCGGCAATTTTGCAATTGTGATGTAGGATCCGCCTTTCTCGCCGCACTTCCGGCACTTCAGGCGGGGCTGCAGTTCCTGGAGGGTCGTGTTACCGCCGACCATCTTTATGAGCTTCCAGCGTGGTAACTCCGTCACATGCTTGCAGGATCCACACCCGGCCACAACGACTTCCCAAGAGCGTAGATCGCACACCCGCACACCAGCTGCTTCTTCTTGCGCCGCTTTTTCCGTTCGCTCCTCGAAGGTCCAATAGTAGCTCATCCTGCATCGTGGGCCGAAATCTTCCTTCGATTTTGGGCATCCTATAAGCTTCTGCGCAATCAGGCGGAGCGGGCTTGGGGCCGGGGTAGCGGTAAATTCGGCTTTCACCGCCTTGCCATCAAACGACCGAAGAATCTCACAATCCTCGCAGATGACCCATATTTTTTCTCTGTCGAGTTCCTTGTAATCGTAGCCGTTATCGTTTGCTGTCATCCCGGTCTTCATTCGGTAGCCAGCCTCGCGTAAATCCTCTGCCCATTGCTGCCGTCGCCAGCGCAAGCTGCATCCTCAAATGCTGGATGTCTTCCATCAGCGTTTCAATTGCGGCTCGGCTATCGCCATCGTGCCACGCAATGATGTGGTCCACCGGGTCAGCTTCCGGTTCTCTTCTTTCGGGGCGCACGTTCTCATTCTCCTGTCTCAGAGCCTCAAATTTCTCCCTGTGTTGAAAAGGCGCGCGCCCCCGCGCCGGTAATTCAGTCTGGCATCAAGTCGGCAATTTGCCCGTGCGAGACAAGCAGGCGCGGGTTCGCCATGCTGCCGCTTTCCTCGTCCACGGTGACAGCGTATGCAGCAACGCCAACATGGCGCGACGCCATGGCGCTCGCCATTTTCTCCGCGGACGCGGCGTTTGAGGCTGGCCGCATTTCTCCGGGCACGACACCGCCACGGCTGTTTTTGAACTGCACGACAATGATTTTCTCAGCGTCTGCCATGTTGCGTACTCCTCGTTTGTTCTACAAATGTTCTTATTTTATAAGGGAGTCAATAATTTTGTGAGCCGCCACAAGACCGGCGGCCCGGAAGCGCACGATGACTAGTTCGCAACAAGTCTTCTATTGGCTGGGATGGGGCGTATATTAGGGGGCGTCCGTTCCATTGCTTGTACGGGTCTTCGCCGGTTGGGAACACTCTTTAAGCTCCCATAAAAACGTCCTCTCCGTCTGCAGGTTTGAGATATCCTCTATGTGAATTGCCATTACTTCGACTTTTGGGTGTGTTTTTGAGAGGCATTTTCACTGCGCTGCGTCAATCAGGTCGAACAAAATGTTGAAACCGCTGAAATCCTCCAGAGTGCCGTTTTGAATTATCCAATTCGCAAGATTCCTCTTTTCATCTACGTTAACCTCCCACTTCTCTTCCTCTGTCACGACAGTTCCTCTCACTGATCGTTGCAAAGCCGGGGTGACATCGATGAACGCCGGGTTTGCCTCCATTGCGTTCGCAATGACGTCGTCAGCGAAGAGATTTTCAATCCCCTTAGAAATTTTGTTGGGCTGTTGTGGAATAGTTATTCTTACGACACCCGGCTTCGACAATGATGGTTTCGTGATGTCGCAGTCGTAAACAAGTACCACTTTTTGGTTTGAGAGCTTCGCAAGGTTTAAATCGAAAAGCTTCCAGACCTTATCTAGGCCGCCAAAGCCGTTTCCATCGATAAGGCGGAACTTCTGTATGCTAGATTGCCGTCCAAGTATTTCGGCGGCCCGCCTGATGTAATCTATGTCAATGGTCCCTTCCGTCATTAGGACCGGTACTTGACTTTCTACGACAGCTTTTTGCATATCATTTTCGAAGCGAGTACTTGCTCGGAAATGCGAGTATGCAGCTTCAAACTCGGAAAACCTCTCAACGCCTATTTGCTTGCCGTCCGGTAGCTCAATTAACGAGAAGCCCTCTGCCCCCAACCGCTTCTCCAAGCCAAGTATGAACAACGGCGAGTGTGTTGTGAGAACGAACTGAATGCTTGAAAACGTCGCAATGAGCTCCGGCAGGACCGAATGCTGAAGCTCTGTATGAAGATGAAGATCAACCTCATCTATAATTACAATACCTCGAATATCTTCTAAGGCATCGAACGAGCCTGTAGTGAGGTCATAATCCCTAACGATGGTAAGAAACATGTTGAGCAGCGCAGTTTGACCGGTCGATAGACTAAACAGATTTCCTGCTATCAATTCGCCATCAACTACTACGCTAATGTTTCTTCTCCCGCGACCGCCGACTCCCCAAGTGATTGTGCCGTCAACCCGAAACAACAACTTTAGGAACACCTCAATTGCGGCACGCAATTTGGTCGACGGTCCATTTGTTTGTTGCAATAATTGTAGTTCGACACCGGAGATATTCATGACTTGGACGCGGCGTTCCAAGGCTAGACTGTCGTAAAGAACGTCGAGTAACCAGCTCTGATTATCCTTTAGCGATATGTCATTGATTATTTTTCTGCCAGATATCCCCTTTATTCTATTGGCGCTGGGATAGTCAGTTACATTTATTAGGTTCTCCGCATTGAGCCAGGCTGGCTCCTCGAACCTATTCGCTGGAAAGTACAGGATGGCCGATCCAGAGACTTTTTTATACGTTTCTGACTTTTTTTGATGAAAATTACTTATGATACAAGAGGATTCGTCGTCATCCATTCTCGACCAATTTTGGTCGGCTGGACTCATCTTGAGCTGTTCTTCAAAATCTCCTTTTTTCATGATCGCTTGTATCTCACCCAGATACAAATCTGAGTCGAAATGTACATAGGAGCGTGAGAAACTGCTGTTACGCCGTACATATGCGGGGCTTCTAATCTTATAGACGTTTCCGTCCTTTACTTCCCTGTCTTGATAGACTGCGCCCTTTGCCTCAATCAATGCGTTAACTATTTGAGATAAGAAAATGCTTTTACCGGCACCGTTCTGTCCGACAAAGAGAACGGGCTTAGGTTTGTCGTCCGCGTCAAATGGGAAAACGTAGTTGATGTAACCGATTGGACCATTGTTCTCGATTTCGATGCGACGAACGTACACTCAGCACCTCCCAAAGTATTGAAGTACGTTATCTAGCAGAACTCGTTCTAAAGTTGCAAACTGAAACGGTCGCGCTCATGTAGCCCTGCTACTGGACGAAAAAGTCTCTGAAGCGTTCTTCGATGGAATCTCCATAGAGCCGCCGTTTGTTTCATTTCCTCCGGTCACATTTTAACATGTCCTTCCTACACTCAAGAGATCGTTGTTCTCGAGAATGTCATCATCTTCCTCATCGCACTCGCCGCCAATTCAGCGCGCCCGCCGAGATAGTGCATATCGAGAATAGTCTCGACATCCTTCAAGCTGTGACCGGTCACCGCTGCGATCTCAGGGACGGTGCACCCAGCCAGCGCCATCCTCGTGATCGCCGTTCCACGTAGGTCATGGAAGGTAAGGTCGGTGATGCCAGCTTTCGCGCAACATTTCCTCCAGGAGGTGTTGAACCCATCGCTTGTCCAGGCCGATCCGCGACTGGTTCGAAGGATCGCGCCCGTGCCTCTCTGAGAACTCAGGACGGCAGCCAGAGGGCCCATGGGCACCAAAACGCGCGATTTCGTTTTCGATTGTGCGAACCGCAAATTGACGCCGTCAAAATCGCGCCAGGAGAGCCGCAGAAGGTCGCCTTTGCGCTGGCCGGTCCATAGCGCCAACTGAATGGCTAAACGCATGTGTGGAGGCGCCGCGGCCTCAAACGCGGCTACGTCGACGTCAGTCCACGTCCGGTCGCGTCTCGTCGAGCGGTACAATCGACCGCCACGCTCGGCGATGTTGACCGAAATCATCCCTCGATCTTTTGCAAACGACAGTATTCGAACCAGAACCATCCACGCGAAATCGGCGCTGCGAGGTTTGTCGGCCATTCGGTCGCGCCATTCCTTGAACGCGCCACGCGTCGACGGTTGCTGCAGTTCCTCAAGCGACAGGTGGCCGAACTCTTCACGGATCTTGTCGAGGTATCGATCGTAGTCGTGACGGGTGCCAAGTTTTGTGCGGCGAAAATCTGAAGAGCCGCGGTAGAGTGTGACCAGCGTCGACAGGTTGGTAGGTGAGGGCGCTCTGCGCTGCTCGTGCGCAAGCCTGAACCAGCCATCGAGAAGAGGATCGCCTGGCTGGATCGGCTCGCCCTTGTCGTTCTTGAGCAGCGGGCCGCCGCGCCAAGCGTAGCAGTAATAAATGGTCTCGCCGCTGGCGAGCGTCTTCTTTACCTTTGCGAGGCCTTTTAGGGTGGTCGGCATTTTTGATCCTCCCTCCACGCTTAGCACTCACTTGTTTTTCTTTTTCGCTTCTAATCGCTTTAACCGTTGCGCCAGGAAACCGTCGCCAGCAGCCGTCCGCTTGATCGCCGTTTGGCGCGCATTTTTTTGGCCAGTGACGCCGGCGGTCTTAGGTCCAACGCTAACGAAATCACGCCTAGCGTTGCGTGTGATGAAGCTCTCCACCTCATCAGGCGAAAACACCATGTGGCTTCGCTCCGTGCCGCGTCCAATGCGGATGTAGGCTAGCTCCCCGCAACGGGCCAAGTCTCGTGTCGTCGAGACGGATACCGATAAAACTTCAGCGACTTCTTTGGTCGTGAGGAGCCGACGAACACTTTCGGCGCGCATACCGGCGAGGAAAGCGAGCCGAATATCCTCACGCTGCCAACCCTTGTCATCGTCAAGAGGAATTGTTGTTTTGGCGTATTGCAGAGCCGCCCGCTGCTTTACTGAAAGGTCCATGTCAAATCACCAACATTCAGATAATCGTTGCCTCCGGCACAAATACCGAAAGCGTTTTGTCGTCTCCTCGTGTGGTGGTGTGCGGTTGGTGGACGCAATTAGAAGCTATTCTGCCGTTGGGGGTGGGGTCAAGGCCTTCGATTTCGTGGCCGTTTAGTCTTTAAAGGCTCGCGGTGAACTACCGTCTCACTGCCAACGCAACTTCTTCCAAGTTTGGTGAGTTGCCAACTTCGGTGGCCGGATGGATCGAGTTCGACCTCTACGAGTGCCCCCAATTCAGTTAGTTGCTCCATCCTTTTGATACCTGCCCCAGGTATGACATCAGGGGTTGCGCAGAGGGGATGGTTCACCATGTAGCGCAAAATGGGCTCGAGGTTGCCGCTGATATGTGGCGCCGCAAATCCATTTTTGGTTTTTTTCGTACTTCTGCCGAAGGCTTCTTCACTTTCCTTGGCCGCGTAATCCTCTCCCATTCTTTCTCTGTGGCCTTGGATTTTCTCTCCTCTTCCTTGTGGCTAATATCGCGCCAGAAATGCGTCTCATCTGTCCATTCTTTGACGACAGTTTCCATGTGCGAGGCGGGTTCGATTTTGCGCACGATGACGCACCAGCCGTGATCATTATCCACGCTGTCGATGAAGTAACGGCGTTGGATGCTATAAAATTGATAAAAATCATGAAGGTGCCACATGACATAGGTATCGCCGACGTCGGGGACTGCCCCGCGAAAGTGACTCTCGTCGGCCGAGATCAGCGGCTCAAGGTCACCGTCCGGATCAATCGCCCAAACTCGAACGCTGAAACCTTCCTTATCCTCGTCCATTTGACCTCCACCGCAAAAAAACGCCGCCGGCACAAATGCCGAAAGCTTTTCGTTCTCCTCAGTGTGGTGAATACGGTTGGTGGCCGTGGGTGAAGGCTATTCTGTCGTTCCTATAGCGGTCAAGCTTTTATGGTGACGCCGTGACCATCAGCCGTGTCACCGGCCTCAACGAACACGACTCCCTTCGCCTCCATAGCTATCCTCAGGGCATCGACTGTACGCTGTTTGAGCTCGTCGCCCTTTTCGAAGCGTGTAACAGTGTTTGTCGAAACGTCAGCCGCCTCCGCCAGTTCGCGCACGCCCCATTCAAGGGCAATTCGAGCCATGCGGCATTGTACCGGCAACATTTTTGCAATCCTGTAGCGATTTCGCGTTGACGTAGCGATTTTTCAGATGTATTAGTTACACAGTAGCGAAATCGCTACGGAATGGCAACTGAGGAGCATACCGAAAATGACGCATGCAAGCAGAAGACACGAACCGGCGCGGAGCAACAGCAGAGAAGCTCTGCCGCGCGCGCTCGTCGGTAGAAGAAGACCGACATTCCATGATGTTTTCGAGCAGCAGAACCCCCCGAAATTTTCGGTGGGTGACATGCTCAAGTTTCAGAAATCCGACGGCTACGTTTGGTACCTGACAATATTAGGTTTTCGCCCCGGTGGCGTGGTCGATGCGATGTACTATGACGGCCTCCCTCATCCTTTTCTTTGCACGATGAGCGAATTGAGCAATCTTCGCATTGTCGAAATCACGACTATGTCGAGGGAAGACGTCGAGGATTACCGCGCCGCTCTTGGGATGGATCCAAAGCTAGTGAACTGACCTTTCTCGCCAGCCTCCGCATTCCCGGGCTGGCCACCTTGCCGCTGCGCGCCTTCGGGCAGCGCGCGGTCCTTTATCCCCGAGGAGACGTGAACGCAATTTTGCGTTCACTGGATCAAAGCGCCACCACCGCGGATCACCCGTCGACCTACCAAGTCGGCGGGTGAATTATTTCGCGTTCATCGCATTTTCCCTCTTGCAAAATTAACGGATATCCGTTAGTTTCTAATCATCAACAGGGAGCAAGCAAATGAACAATTCCGGTAGCGCAGATATCAAGGTCACCATCAACCGCCGCCTTGACCGCAATATGAAAATCTACGCGCTTGACGTTCGCGTCGACGACGAAGTCTACCGTGAAGTTTCTCGCGAAAAGGCATGGAAGCTGGTAATGCAGGCCATGGAAGTTGCTGAGGACGGCAACTGGTCCATCGACATTTACGGCATGGACTACCTGCGGGCGGCACGATGA